GGAGATCATGTTCTTAATGGAACATTTACTGGTCTTCCTATGTGGTTATGTTTATTGATTCCTAGACCAGATTTACCAGAGTCAATGGTTAAACAATGGGCAAAGTTGCAAGAGCGAACTCAATTATTTAACTATGAATTGAGATGGGGTCATTGCACATTAGGTAATATGGATACTGGATCAAGAAAGGATAATGATTCTTATTCTACATATCGGATGCAATCAATTAGAGAGACAAATTTGGAGGAGCATTTCGTTTAAATGATAGATAAAATTCCTCTAACTAGAAATGTAATAGAAAATTATGATATAAATGTAACTCGGCCAATCTTTATTAAAAACATATTTGATGAGGTTGGTTCTGATTTACATTCTACTATGGAAAGTATTATTCTTGAAACAGGGAATGAGTGGCCAAAACGACCAACAGTTGTTCAAGCAGACATGACAAATCTCAATATGCATTACAAGCATCCTAGTTTCAATAAACTATGTGATATTGTAATTCCATATGCTGAGAAAATGGGGTCAACTCCTATTAAGTGTAGAGCTTCTGATTGTTGGGGTGTTTTATATAAGAAGAATGATTTTTCAATTGCACATGCACATTGGCCAAATGTTTGGTCGTGGGGATACTATGTAAAGGTTCCACAAGGTTCAATGCCTTTAGTTTTCCCAGAAGGTAAAGAGGGAAATTATTATGTGTTTCCACAGGTAGGAGATTTGGTTATCTTTCCTGCTTGGATTAAACATGAAGTGCCACCATCTGTGTGTGAAGAAGATAGAATTTTGGTTGCAGGAAATCTTGAAAGAATTCCTCATAAGGATTTGCCATTACCAAATGTAGAAGAAATTAAAAAGTCAGTTAAACCTTATACGAAAAAGGGTAATTGAATGATTGATGTATATGATGATGTTTTAGAAGAACACAATGCTCTACTGATTGATGATGAGGTTAAGAGGTTATCATGGAAATATGATTACTCATCTGAGCCTACTAAACCAAATAAACATTGGCATGTTTTCTGTGGCCACAGTGAAGAAGAATGTAGTCTATCAAATTATTATTGGGTTGATCCTTTATTTCAAATGTTAATGAATAAATTTGATTTCAAATCTAAATATAATATTGATAGTTATATACGAATATATTGTAATGCTCATACACATGGAATTGAACCGCATCTTCATATAGATGATGGTGATTTTACTATGATATACTATCCCCGTATGGATTGGAAACAAGAATGGGGTGGTGGAACTTTAGTTGATGATACTCTTGTTCCTTATGCTGGAAATAAATTGGTTGTGTTTACAGCCAGTCTTCCTCATAAGGCAATGCCAGTATCTAGAGAATGTTATCAGTTAAGAACTTGTGTTGTTTTTAAATGTAATGTTATGGGAGAATGAAAATTGACAGAAAATAAAATAGTTCAGTTTGAAACTATACCACAATTGAAATTAGGTTTTTCTGCAATCTCTTTAGATGAGGTGGATATTATTAATAAGTATATTGATGATAACACTGATAGATTGCCAGACTTATCATCTCAATTAGTAGGACAAATAAAACAAGATAAAAGATCAAAGCAATTAGAATTTGATTTAAACGATGACGTACCTAAACAGTTGAGTAAGTTTTTTATTATGTGTGCAAAAGAATATGCTGCTCAACATCCAATGTCTGATCGTATTAAAAACATCATCGGCCCTAAAGAAGATTATGTTGTTAAGAAAATCTGGTCGGTACATAGCTATGCTGGAGACTACAATCCTTTGCATGAGCATGGAACTGCCAGTGGAAGGGGCGTATCTATGATTGCGTTTCTAAAGCTTCCATCACAAATATCTGATATTGGAGAAAAGATGAAAGGTGAAGTGGGCGTACAACAGGGTAATTCTGGTAGTACAGATGGTCTAACTCAATTTGTTTGGGGTGGAGACAGTATGTACGATATACCTAGATTTAAACATCCTTCATTTGCGTATGCTCATCCAGAGGTAGGAAAGGTTGTGGTATTTCCAATTTGGTTGCTGCATCAGGTCGCACCTTTTTTTGGTGAAGGTGAAAGGAGAACAATGTCTTGTAATATAGATATTATTAATAGTCATGTATGAACTGAAAGATTATCTTAATGCAATAAATTATACAAAAGAGCCTCTTATGGATACAGGGGATGAGCAGTGGGAAAAGAAATATCCACCATTCATAGTAAACAAGTGTGTTGCTCCGTTTCCAGATACCGTTATGTTGTTGAATGAACTCAATCAACTACATCATCTAGATAAGAAACTCCAATTTGATTTTTTGATAAATAGTTTACGACCAAGAAAAAGGTATACTCCTTGGCTGAAGGCGAAGAAATTAGAAAATCTAGAGTATGTTAAAGAGTTTTATGGATACAACAATGAGAAGGCAAGGGCCGCTCTTGATATACTAAATGATGAACAAATTTCTGCCATAAAAGCAAAATTAAATAAGGGTGGAAGAGATGGAAGAGATTAATTGGACACAGGAGCATATGCTTGAAGTTGGGCTGAAAGAGCCTGACGATTTTTTGAAGGTACGAGAAACTCTATCTCGTATTGGTGTTGCTTCCCGAAAAGAACGAAAACTATATCAGTCTTGTCATATATTACATAAGCAAGGACGATACTATATTGTACATTTTAAAGAGCTATTTGCTCTTGATGGAAAGAAAACCAATCTGTCTGAAAATGATATTGCACGACGAAATACAATTTCAAATTTGTTGAAGGATTGGGGTTTGATTAATATACTTGGAGAAATAACAGAAGTTGCTCCATTAAGTCAGATCAAGGTTCTTTCGTTTAGTGAAAAGAATGATTGGACATTAGAAACCAAATATAACATAGGTAAAAAGAAAGAAGCCTAATGGAAAAGTTCAAGTCCTTTACAACGGAGCAAAAAGAAGACAAGTATCGTATTCTTGTAGTTTCTTCTGAACCAGACAATCAAAAACTGTTTCATACTGCACAGAGAATTACTGATGAATCAAAAAAGTCTGGCCATTCAGTTTATGTTGTCAAGGTTGAAGGCGCAATTATTAGTTATGATGATGGTGTATATAAAATATACAATGATGATGATACAGAAGGATTTGAAATAAGTTCTAGTGATACTGTTGCTATTGTTCGCGGTTCTGTTCGAGTAAAGAAGAGTTACCTCGATTTGTTATCACGACTTGAAAAGATTGGCGTTTGTATGGTCAACAGTAGAGAGACTATTGAATTATCTTCTGATAAATATCGGACTTATATTAAGTTACAAGATTTTGGTTTAACACAACCTAAGACTGTTCTTATTCCTAATGAAGACACTTGGAAAACGGCCATTGAAGTATTAGATAGCAAATTTCCTATCATTATGAAAACTCTTGAAGGTTCCAAGGGTGTTGGTGTTTTGTTTATTGAATCAGAACGCCAAATAGAATCTTTAGTTCAATTACTCTACAGCCAAAACGATGATGTAGATTTATTAATTCAAGAATATATTAAGACTGATGGAGATATACGAGTTATAGTTTTGGGCGGTAAGGTTATTGCTTCTATGAAACGTGATATAGTAGAGGGAGACTTTAGGTCTAATGTTTCTCAGGGAGCAAAAGTCAAGGAATATAAATTAACAGATTTAGAAATAGAACAATGTTTATTGGCTTCAAAAGCAATTGATGGTTCTTGGACTGCTGTAGATTTTATTCCTTCAAAATCCCCCAAAACAAAACCGCCATATATTCTAGAAGTAAATCATTCGCCTGGTACAGAGGGAATTGAAAAGGCAACTGGTAAAAATATAGTTAAAGAAGTTGTTGATTTTTATTCTAATCCAGATAATAGATATGCTGTTCCAACGCAATGTGGTTGGGAAGAAATTGTTACAGTTAAACCATTTGGCGATTTAATTGCAAAATTTGATACTGGTAATGCTAAGTTTTCTGTTATTCATGCAGAAGATGTAAAGGTTAACGGTAATAAAATTACTTTTACTCATGGAGATAAAACTATAACAACTAAGCTGGTTGGTGACTATATTTCCATAACCGGCGGCGGTGAAGATAAAAGATATTTGGTAGATTTGGATTTTGAATTTGCTGGATCGTCTTATGGTAAGATTACTTTTGGTTTAGATAACAGAGATAATTTCAATACCGATGTTTTGTTAAATAGAAAAACTATGAGGATGCTTAATGTAATGGTTAACCCGCAAAGAAAATATATCGTAACCACCAAATTTGTCCTTGACAAATAGCTCTAAAGGTGATATAGTTATTATATGAATTTCTACACAAATGTTCTTCAGTGGGGCAACAATCTTCTTGTTCGCGCTGTTATTAATAATAAACGTGAAAATTTTAGAGTACGATATTCCCCCACACTTTATACTCCAGTAGAGAAGAAAACTCCATACAAAAATCTTGATGGTGGTTATGTCACTGATAAGACATTCCCCACTATGAAAGAAGCTAAGGACTGGGTTGAAAATCATAAATCTCAACCAGAACTTATCTGTGGAAATACTCAATATCCTTACGCTTACATTGCTGACAATTACAAGGGCAGGGTTGAATGGGATTTAGAGAAACTTCTCATAGTCACAATTGATATTGAGGTTCAATGTGAAAACGGATTTCCTTCACCAGAACTTGCTGAAGAAGAACTTCTATCTATCACCATCAAAAATCACCAGAGCAAACGCATTGTTGTTTGGGGCATTGGTGATTTTAAAACAGATCGTGAAGATGTAACATATGTAAATTGTGAGAGTGAAGTACATCTACTAAAAGAGTTTCTTGTGTTTTGGGAAAAGTATTGTCCTGACATTGTGACTGGCTGGAACACTGAATTCTTTGATATTCCATATGTTTGCAACCGTATCAAGAAGTTGTTTGGAGAAGAAGAACTAAAACGTCTGTCGCCGTGGGGTGGAGTTAAGGATAGAGTATTTTATCGGATGGGCCGTGATCATCAGATATATGATATACAAGGTGTTGCTGCACTAGATTATTTTGATCTATATCGCAAGTTCACATATTCTGCTCAGGAGTCATATCGGTTAGATCATATTGCATTTGTTGAATTGGGTGAACGTAAAGCAGGAAATCCTTTTGATACTTTTCGTGAATGGTACACTAAAGATTATCAGTCTTTTATTGAATACAATATTCAAGACGTTGAGATTGTCGATAAATTAGAAGACAAGATGGGACTTATCCAATTATGTTTAACTATGGCTTACGATGCCAAAGTCAACTATACAGATGTCCTTGGTTCAGTTCGTTATTGGGATATTCTGATATATAACCATTTGCGTGAAAAGAATATTGTCATTCCACCAAAACGTAATTCAAAAAAGGAAAAGGTAGAAAAATTCGAAGGTGCTTATGTAAAAGACCCTCAAGTTGGTATGCACAAATGGGTTATGAGTTTTGATTTGAATTCTCTATATCCACATTTGATTATGCAATATAATATTTCACCAGAGACACTTGTGCCTAGTGAAATAAAAGAAGGACTGGTTGATAAGATACTTGATGGTAAGATTAGAAATACCACTGATTATTGCATGACTCCCAATGGTGCATTCTTCCGAAAAGACAAACGAGGATTTTTGCCAGAAATAATGGAGACTATGTACAATGATCGTACAAAATACAAAAGACTTATGCTCGAGGCTAAGCAACAGTATGAGGACACTAAAGACCCCCAGCTCCTCAAAGATATTTCTAGATACAACAACATCCAAATGGCAAAGAAGATATCTCTCAATTCGGCATATGGTGCTATTGGGAATAGTTGGTTTCGCTATTTCGATCTTATGGTCGCTACTGCAATTACAACTTCTGGTCAGCTATCTATTCGATGGATTGAAAAGTCTCTTAACATCTACCTCAATAAACTCTTGGAGACAAAAAACGAGGACTATGTTATCGCATCTGATACCGACTCAGTTTACATTACTTTTGACAAATTGGTTGATAGGGTGTTTAAGGGTAGAGGAACACCTGAGAAAATTACCGATTTCTTGGACAAGGTTGCAAGTGAGAAGCTGGAACCTTTTATTCTCAAAAGTTATACGGCTCTTGCTAAAACTATGAATGCCTATGAACAAAAGATGAAAATGTCAAGAGAGGTGATTGCTGACAAAGCAATCTGGACTGCAAAGAAAAGATATATTTTGAACGCATGGGATATTGAAGGTGTTCGTTATAAGACACCTCAACTCAAGATCATGGGTATCGAAGCAGTCAAGTCATCAACTCCAGCTGTATGCAGACAAAAGATTAAGGATGCACTGAACATCATTATGACGGGTGATGAGAAAGAATTGAATAGTTTTATTCAAGAGTTTCGTGATGAATTTATGAACTTGCCTCCAGAAGATATTGCATATCCTCGCTCGGTAAATGGACTTAAAAAGTTTTCATCGTCCAATGGTATGTTTGCAAAGGGCGCTCCCATTCATTGTAAGGGAGCCATACTTTATAATCATCTGGTGAAGAAACACAAGATGTCAAATAAGTATCCTCTTATACAGGAAGGGGATAAGATTCGTTTTCTGCACATGAAACAACCTAACATCTATACTTCAAGTGCATTTTCATTTTTAACTTCTTTCCCAAAAGAACTTGATATTCTTGATCGAATAGATTATGATGAACAATATACTAAATCATTTGTAGAACCACTAAGGACTATAACTGAGAAGATACTGTGGAAGATTGATGACAGCTATGGCACACAAGGAACTCTAGAGGATTTTTTTTAAAAAAGGTACTTGCCTTTTATACGAAAGCCGTATATTATATAAGAATAATCAATATTGATTATATAACGGAATGGTCAGAACTTAGGTCAGCATCATTCCAAACTTAATTATATAAGGAAAGATAATTATGACAATGCGCTATATAAAAGAAACAGTTACCATTCGTGATTTTTTATTGCAGTGG